ACCCCCCCTGCCTTTTCGTCCTGTTTATCCCCGAACATGACCGAAACGGTTCACAAAGGCCCGATGACTGGTAATCTCTAGAAAATGACACTAGAACTGGTAGAAAATAAACCAGCCCTTACGGGGGCTGTGAGGCCTCGCCTGCATACGCCATGGGTCGAAGGCGAATCTAGGGTAAATGCCATTATCGAACTTGCCGAACGTATCGGCCAGCCTCTACTCGAGTGGCAAATTGTAATCCTGCGAGATATGTGCGCCGTAGATGAAAACAATCAGTTTATAAAAAAATCTAGCTTGTTAGTTTGTAGCCGCCAGTCCGGTAAAAGCCACGTTTTGCGTATGCGCGTACTAGCTGGGCTGTTCTATTTTGGCGAAATGAATATACTGATTATGAGCTCGCAAATGCTCATGGCCTCTAAGTCGCTGGAGATCATGGCAGGCATTATTGATCGCAACGAGTTTCTACGCCGCGAGGTAAAAGGCGGCAATATCGAGAAGGCTTACAAGCGCACTAATGGTAATAACCGAATAATTCTAGAATCGGGCGCGGAAGTTCGCGTAGTAGCTGCGACTGCGGACTCTAGCCGCGGTTTAACCGCCGATGTAGTCTGGATAGATGAGCTGCGCCATGTTGGTACAGAGGCGTTAGATGCTGTAAAGAGTACGACTCTAACTCGACCTAATTCGCAGCGGTTTTACACGTCTAATGCTGGTTTTAAGGATAGCCATGTCCTAAACGATATGCGCGAAAGATCGCTAAACAAGCCGCCTAAATCGGTGGGCTATTACGAGTACAGCGCGCACGATGGCTGCGATATATGGGATCGATCTGCCTGGGCGATGGCTAACCCATCATTGGGTTTACTCATCACTGAAGCCGCCATGGAGGAAATTGTGGCGACATCGGATTACAGCGCGGTCATGACTGAGAACTTATGCAAGTGGGTTGGCACAGATTTATCACCCTGGACACCTGGCAGCTGGGATGAGTGTGCTGATCCTGAGCTAATCCTGTCGCCTGGCATGTATTCCATGTTTGCATTTGATATTGAGCCACACGCTAAACGCCACGCAGCTTTAATGGCAGGGGCTATATTGCCCGATGGCCGTATCGGTATTAGTTTGGTTAAAACCTGGGAATCCGATCGCGCGATCGATGAGCTTAAAATTGCCGTAGATATTAAAGGCTATTGCGATGAGTGGATGCCTAAGCAAGTCCTATTCGATAAATACACAGGCCAGGCTATTGCCGACCGCCTACATGTATCAGGCGTAAAGGTCGAGGACTGCTCAGGCTCGCAGTTCTACGTTGCCTGCCAGACGTTTAAAGATTACATAGATAACAAGCGCGTAGTACATGGCAATCAGGAATTCCTAAATGAGTCGATGGATAACGTAGCTGCTAAAAGTAACGATCAGGCTTGGCGTATCATCCGCAAACGTAGCAGCGGCAGCGTGGCCGCCCCAATTTCAGCAGCCATGCTAGTTATGCATCTATCTAAGCCCATGCAGGAAGCCAAGATATACGCCTAACGACACGCCGAACACAATCGGTAATATGCTTGACATTTTGAGAAAATCGCCCTTATGGGATTACTGCAAACTATTGGCCTACGTAGCAAGGATAAAGTGCAAGTAGATGCACAGCTAGCCCCTGCGATTATGTCCGATCGTTTCGGTAGCGGCGTTAATAGCTACGGCGGCCTGTTTAACAATGGTTACGGCGCAGGCATTATTGATCGCGGAACTGCACTCCAGGTAGCAACAGTTAGTAGATGCAGAAATTTAATTTGCGGCGTAATTAGTTATTTGCCTTTAGAACTTTACAAAAAATCTACTGGTGAAGAATTAGAAAGCCCTATATGGCTTGAGCAACCCGATATACGACAGCCGCGTGCAGTTACCATTGCTTATACGGTTGATAGCTTAATTTTTTACGGTGTTGCATATTGGCGCGTTACTTCTCTTTACGCAGACGATGGTCGCCCATCAGGTTTTGAATGGGTTGCAAATACTCGCATTACAGTTTCAACCGATCAAAATGGTTATGAAGTTTCTTATTATTTAGTTGATGGCAACCGAGTACCAATGTCTGGTATTGGTTCACTTGTTACTTTTCAATCATTATTACCGGGTGTATTAGAAACTGGTGGCCGCACAATTCAAGCGGCTATCGATATACAAAAAGCAAGTTCAGTAAGTGCAGCCACACCGATGGCGACCTCTGTGATTCGTAATAACGGTGCTGATTTACCTGAATCACAAATTCAAGGAATTTTAGCAAGTTGGAAATCAGCTCGAGCTAACAGATCAACAGCTTATTTGACCAGCCAATTAGAAGTGCAAAATATTGGCTTTAGTCCTAAAGACATGATGTATAACGAAGCATCACAATATTTAAGCACTGAAATTGCGCGCTTAATGAACGTGCCAGCATTTATGGTCAGTTCTGATATGAACAATTCAATGACATATCAAAACGTCTTAGATTCTCGTAAAGAGTATGTGGCGTACACGCTGCAGCCTTACATTTGTGCAATAGAGGAACGCTTGAGCATGGATGACATTACCCGGCGCGGCAACATAGTTAAATTTGCCGTTGATGAAACTTTCTTACGTGCAGACACTACAGCTCGTTTAAATGCTATAGAAAAAATGCTTTTACTTGGCTTAATTGATGTTGAGCAAGCACGCGAGATGGAACAGATGAGCCCATACGGATTAGGAGATGAAGATGCAATTAACCTTTAGTGGATCTATTGAAGCGATAGATAACGGTGATCGTCGAATTATTGCAGGCAAGATTGCTCCCTACGGCGAGATCGGCAATACAAGTGCAGGAAAAGTAATGTTTGCGCCCGGCAGCATTACAGCAGCTGAAATTTCAAAAGTTAAATTGCTTATGTCGCACGATAATTCGCAAGTTATCGGCCGCATGCAATCCATGACATCAGACGAATCAGGTCTTTACGCTAGTTTTAAAATTAGTGCAAGCACAAAAGGTAACGATGCAATTTTGCTCGCCCAGGAACAATTAATGGATGGCTTATCCGTTGGTGTTGAAGTGATCGCATCAAAGCCTGAAAAAGATTATCTCCTGGTCACTTCAGCTTCCTTGCGCGAGGTCAGTTTAGTCGAGACCCCGGCATTTGTCGGAGCTGGAGTGCAAAAAATTGCTGCTAGCGAAAGCGACACAGTAGAACAACCAAACCAACCAATCGAAACAGAAAGCGAGGCGACTGTGACCACAGCCCCCGAAACTCCTAATGAGGATAAGACTGAGGAAGCAGCTGCACCGACAGTAGAAGCAGCTCGCCCAATCATCCGACCTTCTGCATTAAATAGTCAAAGTGTGCGATCACCTATTACAACAGGTGGCGCATACCTAGAACACACAATTAAGGCATCATTAGGTAACGATGATTCACGCCTTTTCGTAAAAGCTGCAGACGATAGCTTTTCAACAAATCCAGCGTTTTCGCCGGTATCTTATGTACGCGACGTAGCAACTAACACAAATGCGATGCGCCCAGTTATTGATGCTTGCGGTGGTACACGTGCGCTTAGCAGCTACGGTATGACAGTTTCAATCCCTAAGATCACTGCTAACTCAACTGCGGCAACTGTTGCAGAAGGTGGCGATCCAACAGGAACTACAGCAATTACTTCAGCTTATGTAAATGCAACTGTAATTAAGAAAATGGGCTTTCAACGCTACAGCGTTGAACTCCTCGACCGGTCTGATCCAAGCTTTTATGAAATTATGCTCGCTAATTTACGGGATGCGTATGCTCAGGCAACTGATCAGTATGTAATTGCACAAATTACTGCTGGCGGTACACAGGCAACAGCAACAGCTGCAGATTCAGCAGGAATTATTTCTTTCGTATCTACAGAATCACCTGCCGTTTATAATGCAACAAAGCGCACTGCAACTGCATTTGTTTCCGGTACATCCATTTGGAGTACATTACTTTCTGCAACAGATACAACTGGCCGACCAATTTACAATGCTCAGCCAATGCAGATGAACCCAGGCGGTACTGTAAATCCAACTTCAATCCGCGGTAACGTGCTTGGTCTTGATTACTACACAGATGCAAATATGGTTGCGACTTCAATCGATGAATCAGCATTTATCATCGAGCCACGTTCAATCGAAATTTTTGAATCTCCTGTACTTACATTGGCAACAAATGTGCCAACAACTGGAGAAATTGAAATTTCACTTTATGGTTATATTGCAGCGCAGGCCGTATTTGCAGGTGGCCTACGTCGCTTTAATTTGACCTAATTCATAACCCTAATAGTCGGTGGGCGATTAGCCCTTTCGCCCACCGACCCGATCTAAGTAAGGAGTTCCGATGCCAGCTAGTTACGTTACCGTAGCCGAGCTACGTGCCAATTTAGGTATCGGGAGTCTTTACTCAGATAGTACGGTCGAAGAGTGCTGCCAAGCTGCACAGGATCAAATTAACAGTTTCCTTTGGTTTGATTCTGCGCCAGTCGTGGGGACTGCATTGGCAAGTAACGTTGCGACTGTAATGTTGGCCAACCCCGGCATATTTACTGTTGGAGAATCTGTAACTATTGCTGGGGCTGGTTCAACATTTAACGGCACTTATACAATTACAGGCACTTTCCCTTACGGAACTAGCACTACAAATACTGTGCCTGCCTTTAATTTACAACTTAATTATTATTCGTTTTCGCAAGGTTATAGTTATATCCAATATGCTAAGACTGCAGCTAATCAGAATTTCCGCCGTGTATTGCCTTATGGCACTGCAACTGGCGAGGATACAAAGACAGCAACCTACGTTAATACAGCAAGTGTTCGCGAAAGTGCCATGATCTTGGCGGTAGATATTTGGCAAGCGCGCCAGGTATCTCAGACTGGCGGCGTAGGATTAGATGGCTTTAGCCCTAGCCCTTACCGCATGGGTAACAGCATGATAGGCAAGATTCGCGGCTTACTAGCCCCGTACATGAGTCCGAATAGCATGGTGGGATAAATGCCTACGGCGGCTATTACAACCCTGCGTAGCACCATCGCAACGGCTTTAACCAATAACGGCGTATGGTCGGTATTTAGTTACCCGCCCAGCACAATCCTTGCGAACAGCTGTTGCGTAATTCCAGCCGATCCATATTTAACGCCCAGCAATAACAGCCAGATAACCGTTTCACCGCTGGCTAATTTCAAGATTTTGCTAACCGTGCCAATGTTTGACAACCAGGGCAACCTGCAGGGCATTGAGGATTTTATCGTTGCGGCTTATACAAAACTAGCTGCATCTAACCTTGTATTTAATATAACTAGCGTTAGCGCGCCAGGCGTATTAAATGCAGATAGCGGCGATCTATTAACAGCCGAATTTAATATATCCATACTAACGAGCTGGAGTTAAACCATGAGTAACGAATCCGATCTAGCTTGGCTTATTAAAGTTGGCCAAGTGAAAGAAAACGCAGCACCATCTAAAGCCACTACAAAAACAGACGAGGAATAAACAAAATGGCAATTTATTTAAATAATAATGTTGGCGTGAAACTTGCCACAGCGGCCGCGCCAACAGTACCAAGCATTGACATCTCTAGCCTGGTATCGGCAGTAACTCTAACTCAGACATTTGACGAGCTTGAGGTCACCAGCATGGGCGATCTTTCGCATCGTTATGTTGCTGGTTTGCAAGCCGCAACCTTTTCAATCGACTTCTTTAATGACTGGGCAGCTAGTCAAGTTATGCAGACATTAAATGCAGCAGTTGGTCAAACACTTGCTATTTCAATGATTACCGTAAAAGGTACTGCTGTATCAGCTGCTAACCCTTCATATCAATTTAGCATTTTAGTAAATAACCTAACACCTGTCGGTAACGGCGGCGTAGGCGATGAAGCGGCATCTAGCCTTTCATTTACCGTAAACTCCGTTGTAACCGTATCGCCAACAGTGGCGTTTTAACCTAACTACGAAAGGGCAAACAAATGGCAAAACTCAGAATAACAAGGGCAACAGGCGAGGTTACTGAACACCAGATAACCCCGGCTATCGAGTTCGCCTTTGAAGCGTATAAAGGTAAAGGTTTTCACAAAGCTTTTAGAGATGATGAAAAGCAGTCTGATGTGTTCTGGCTTGCTTACGAGTGTCTAAAGCGCGCAGCTGTAACAATTCCATTATTCGGTGCAGATTTCGTTGAGATGCTGGCCAAGGTGGAAGTGTTAGATGATGACCCGGAACTATAGGGCGTGACTCGTTTACTTACCTGGTCGCACGGATCAGTTTAGAAACGGGTATCGCGCCTAATGATTTACTTGAACTAGACACCAGGATGTTTAAGGCTTTATTACAAGCGATGAAAGATCGAAATAAGGAGATGAAAAATGCCAGTAACAGTAAAAGGCGGCATTGATCTCCGTAAAGCCATGAAAAAATTTACGCCTGATCTAGCTAAAGAAACACAGAAAGAAATGGCTGGATTATTAAAACCAATTACAGCTAAGGCTCGTGGCTTTATCCCATCTCAAGCCCCGTTATCGGGATGGGGTAAAGCATCGCCTAATGCTAGATGGTATTGGGATGGCCGCGCCGCTAAAAAAGGCGTAGGTTACAAAACTACACCTAGCAAGGTAAATAGATCGGGTTTTAGATCTTTAGCGCGTATTCAAAATGCATCGCGGTCTGGTGCAATATATGAAACTGCTGGGCGTAAGAATTCGGGCGGAAATTTTAGTCCACGTTTACCAGGTCAATTAGTCGGCAGCGGCAAAATGGCAGGCCGTGCAATATTTCGGGCATGGTCAATGGATAACGGCAAAACTAACGCAGCTGTAATTAAAGCCATTGAGTCTGCACGAGATAAATTTAACGCGGCTGTGGGGTACAACTAATGGCCGTAGATCCATCCGTAAGAATTGATATAGCCGCCGAATTTACTGGCAAAAAAGCCTTTGATAAGGCTGGAAAATCTACTTCATCTTTAGAAAAAAACGTAAAGAATTTAGCCAAAACTTTTGGCGTTGCCTTTGGTGCTAAGGCTGTATTGAATTTTGCCAAATCATCTGCTAAAGCATTTATAGAGGATGATAATGCTGCGCGATCATTAAGCGTAACAATTAAAAACCTAGGCCTTAATTACGATAACAATACAGTTCTTGTTGGTCGGTTTATTGATAACTTAGAGCAGCAGACTGGCGTACTTGATGATGAACTACGCCCAGCCATGGATCGATTATTACGAGCCACCGGGTCAGTTAGTAAGTCACAAGAATTATTAAACCTATCTTTAGATATTGCAGCTGGAACAGGCAAGACAGTTACTCAGGTTTCACAAAGTTTACAAAAAGCCTATTTAGGACAAAATGCCGCTATTGGCCGTTTAGGTGTTGGTATATCTAAAGCCGAATTAGCATCGGGTAAGTTTGAGGATATACAGCAAAAACTAACTACCTTGTTTGCTGGTCAAGCCACTAGCGCAGCTAATAGTTATGCAGGCCAGTTGGCCAAATTACAGGTAGCTGCTAATAATGCTAAGGAAACTATAGGCGAAGGCTTAGTAGATGCTTTAAAATTGCTTAGCGGTGATACAAGCATAGATCAGTTAAACACAGGACTAGAGCAAACTTCACTTTATATTGCTGACATTATTCGCGGCATTGGCGTATTTATTCAAAAATTAAAAGAAATACCAGTAGCAGGTAAAGCTTTTCAATTACCTTTAGATGCCTATGTACAAGCTATTCCAGTAATCGGCGCGTATATCAGTATTCTGTCTAATCTAGGCGCAGAGATGCGCACACTTAATAACCAGGCTCGCCGTATGTTTACAGGTGGATCAGGTGGCCCTAGCCGCGATTTCGTAAAGGAACGTGAAGCTAAAGCCGCAGCGGCTAAGATCCTAGCCGACAAAAAAGCCGCAGCGGCTAAGATTAAGGCCGATAAATTAGCAGCTGCCAATAAAGCAAAATTAGATAAGGCTGCGGCCGTATTTGAGATACAAAAAATTCAAATAGCAGCTGCCTTAAAAGGCAAAATAACTGAGGAAGAAAAAGTACGCCTACTACTTATGCAGGCTATCGAGGATGGCAACGCAGATAAAGCTGAAGCCTTGCAAAAGAAACTAGAGGATATACAGGCCAAAAATGCCAAGATTGCTGCTGATCTTTTAAAAATTGGTGAGGCTAAAGATCCGTTTGCTACATGGGCAGGCAGTCTATCTTTAGCGTTGGCAGAACTTGGTAAATTAGGACTAGGCCTAGCCGATGTTCCTGGCTTAGTTCCTGGAGTAAATTTCAATCCAAATCAAAACAAAGACCGTAATTACGATATGAAAGTAGCAGCGGTCGAAGCTGCTGTTGCATTAGCAGCAATCGAAAAAGATCCTGCGCTAACCAGTGACATTTTTTCAGACGATGACACAATATCGGATATTTTAACCAAGGTAGAAAATGCCGCAGCTGATGCCGCTGCCGCAGCTGAAGCTGCGGCCACATCGGTTACGCAGTCGCAAACTACAGTAAATGCCTTGGCTGCAGCTGCAATAAACGTAACGCCTGGGCAGTCGGCTACAGGTTCATCGTCAATATTTAACCCTTATGGGCCTTCAATGGGTGGCCCTGGTTACGGTATGCAAACGCCATCCATAACTATTAATATCGAAGGCAACGTATTAGATGGTGATGACTTTACGGAGAAGGTAAACGATGCTTTACTAAATGCTAATAGGCAAGGTTTGCCGCGCACAGCTGCTGGATTCTTAGTGGATGCCGGCTAATGACAGTCCCAGTTATAAACGCGGTTATTAACTTTTCTACAGGCGCAGCCTTTGCACAGGCATTTATTATTGGCGAAGGCATATTCGGTACTAACGTATTAGCAGACTCAGCTGCAATTATCGTAGATGTTAGCGATGTAGTAGATAGCGTGAATATTAAACGCGGCCGCAATCCGCAGGCCGATGAATTCCAGACTGGCACGATGACTTTGCGCATCGTGGATCAAAATGGCGACTTTAATCCACAAAACCCCAGCAGCCCTTATTTTGGCCTTTTAGACCCAATGCGTAAAGTATCTATATCGGCTACTTATGGTGGCACTACTTATCCAATGTTCTCAGGGTTTATTACTAGCTATACAACCACTACCCCTAAAAATGCTACCGATGTAGTTTATACAACCATCCAAGCCGTAGATGCGCAGCGACTAGCGCAAAATGCCCAGATCAGTACGGTTACAGGTGCATCTGCTGGTGATCTAAGCGGTGCAAGAATTAACCAGATCCTTAACACTATTGCCTGGCCTGCATCTATGCGTGACGTGGATGCCGGGCTAACGCAGCTGCAGAACGATCCAGGTACAGCTCGTACATCCCTAGCCGCATTACAAACTGTTACAAATAGTGAATACGGCGCGTTTTACGTTGATGCATCGGGATCTTTCGTATTTCAAGATCGCACCGTAACCGTGGCAAGTATCGGCGGTACGCCTACCGTGTTTAACGATAACGGCACAGATATTGGCTATTTTAACGCCGTCTGGCGATTAGATGACACCCTTGTATTTAACCAGGCTAACGTGACCCGTACAGGTGGCACAGTACAAAACGCTACTAACGCAGCTAGTGTGGCTAAGTATTTTGCCCATACTTACAATATTCAAAACCTACTTATGCAGACCGATGCGGTTGCCTTGGACTATGCCCGTGCCTATGTTGCCAGCCGTGCGGAAACTAGCGTTAGATGCGATGCGATCGAGCTAGATTTATACACCGATAATTACAACACAGGCATAATTGCAGCCCTAGACTTAGATTTCTTTGACCCAATAACTATTACTACTAACCAACCCGGTGCATCTACCCTTACTAAGACGTTACAAGTTTTCGGCGTGGCACACAGCGTTACCCCGAATAAATGGCGCACTACCTTTACTACACTTGAGCCCGTGATCGATGGGTTTATTATTGGTAATGCTAACTATGGCGTTTTAGGACAAAATGTACTTTCATACTAAGGAGAAATAAATGGCAACAGGATTCCCAGCAGTAACGGGTGACGTAATGACTGCAGGCATGTTTAACGGCCTAGTGGCATTTACCCTTAATGCTCAGACTGGTACTACCTACACAGCAGCATCAACCGATCAATATCAAGTGCTAGTAACTATGAACAATGCATCGGCTAACACTTTTAATATACCTACCGATGCTACCTACGCATTTCCTAACGGTACTGCTATTACTATTTTGCAGATCGGTGCAGGCGTTACAACTATCCAAGCGACAACACCGGGTACAACTACCGTTACAAGTGCAGGCGCAACAAGTGCTGCACCAGTATTAGCACGTTATAAGGCGGCCGTAGCTTTAAAAACTGGCACTAATGCCTGGACAATTATTGGTGCGGTGGCCTAATGATTGGCGCAATTACTGCAGGTATTGCATCTACGCAAGGTGGCCCTAAAGCTACAGGCGGCACAATCGTGCAATCAGGTGCGTACTTTTATCACACCTTTACGGGTAACGGCACATTTACACCTTTTGCTACTTTATCGTGTGACGTGTTAACGATTGCAGGCGGTGGTGGTGGTGCATTTGGTACAGCTGGATCAGGCGGCGGTGGCGCAGGCGGTTTATTCTATGCAGCTTCACAATCACTAACAGGTGCTAAAACTATTGTTATCGGCGGTGGCGGTGCAGGTGGTTTGACAGGATCACGCAGCGGATCGCCAGGACAAGACACCACGTTTACAGGATTAACTAACGCAGTAGGCGGCGGTAATGGTGGCGGATCATCGGCTTGCCCTGCAACAGGTGGCTCAGGTGGCGGCGGTGGCGCAAACTGTACGGGTGGCGCAGCTGGTACAGCAGGCCAAGGAAACGCAGGCGGTAATGGAACTGGCGGCGCAGACTATGGCGCAGGCGGTGGCGGCGGTGCAGGTGCAATAGGTAGTAATGGATCGACTAGCGCAGGCGGCGCAGGTGGCGCAGGATCAAATACTTATTCGTCATGGGCAAGTGCAACGGGAACAGGTGCAAGCGGTTTCTACGCAGGTGGCGGTGGCGGCGGCGTTAATAACGCTAATTTTGGTGCTGGCGGATCAGGCGGCGGCGGTCGAGGTGGTTATCTAAGCGGTGTATTTTTTGACGGCGCAGCTGGAACAGTTAACACGGGTGGCGGTGGCGGTGGC